AACTGTAGCTAACTCGCAAGGAATAATAATAAGGTATGAACAAGTAAGCAGAACAAAGAAACCAAATAAGAGATTCCAACCACATCAAATATTACATTTAATTAACAACAGAGTTGCAGATGAAATACACGGAAGAAGTGATATTGATGCAGTAGAACAAATCATCTTAATGCGTAATGAAGCAATGAATGATTACAAAAGAGTCATGCACAGAAATGTAGATCCTGTTATGATCCTACACTCATCAACAGACAGCGTTACTAAAAATACTAAAATTAAAACACAATGGGATGAAGTAAAAGAGAAAGGCGAAACATGGGTAGTACCTAAAGACAATGTAGTTCCTGAACTATTAGCACTAAGTCCTAATGCAACACTTAGTCCATTGTCTTGGATTCAACAGCTTAACATGTATTTCTTCCAAGCAATTAATATTCCCGAAATAGTTGTAGGTGGCGGAACAAATAACCTAACCGAAGGTTCAGTTAAGATAGCCTACTTTGCATTCCAGCAAGTAGTAGTAACCGACCAGTTGGATATAGAGGAAGCATTGCTACTACAATTAAATTTAGAGATTAACTTAGAGTTCCCTGCATCATTAAGTGGAGAAGCCTTTAGTGATAAACCTAAAGAGAACGCAGAAGGTATAGAACCTAATGCTCCCGAAATACAAACTAATGAACAAGCAGGAGAACCAAACGATACAAAGGCAGAACTAGAGGGTAACAGATGATAGAAGAAACACTAATACAACAATACGGAACAATGGGAATATTCATAGCATATTTAATCTATGACAGGCAAGTTGTTATGAAAAAGATTATGAAAGCACTTGATAGAATAGCAGAGAGGATTAAATAATGTCATTTTTTAATAGGGCAAGGGGTTTTTTCGATAAAGCCAACAGGTTTGTTAGAGGTAAAGTAAACTCTGCATTCAATGACCCTAACAAACAAAAACTAGGTTCTTTCTCTAGAGATGTTCAAGAATTTAGAGATCAGCCCTTTAGAAAGATATTAGGCGGCGGAGCACCTTTTGAAAGAGAAGGAGAAAACTTATTGATCAGTTCAGGAATAGGCGGTAAAGGTGTAGGTAAACCAGCAAAATTCTCAGAAAATGAAATATCTCAAATGATATTTGAAGGTGGACAAAAGAAATTATCTAATGTACCTAAGGGATTTACAAAACCAGCAAAATTCTCAGAAAATGAAATATCTCAAATGATATTTGAAGGGGGGGACGATGCTGCAAAAAGTTTAGACAGAAGACCATGGGATGTTATTAGAGCTGAAAGACTAAAAGAAGCAGAAGCAGTTAAGAAGTTAGGAGATGATTTATTAAAATCTGCAGAAGATGTAGGTTCAGACATTTTAGAAAAAGGAATATCTAAAGCTCCAATAGAAGACATTACAAAAATAGGACAAACTCATTCTAAATCAGGCAGACTATTAGACGGAGCATTAAATACTAAGACTGTTAGAAAGACAGACGAAGCTATAACTGAAGTTGTAGCTAAAACATGGGGTCTTGAACGTGGTAAAAAGATGGCTAAATGGGTAGGTAAACATTGGATCGCAATAATGGGAACTTACATTATTGGAGAATGGGGTAGAGCAGACAATACAAATTTCTTAATGAATACGGCCATGCAAGATGCTAGAGATTTAGGAGATGCAGATCTAGTAGCAACATTACAGGCACAGTATGAAGAAATAGTAAACCCTTCATTCTTAACTAATATGGCAAGAGCATTCCCAGTATCAAACTTAGCAGTTAATTTCGATGCAATTACATCTTCGATTAAAAGAAAATTTGAAGTTACTAAAATGGTTAATGAAGATTGGATAGCTCAACAAAATGGAGATACCACAGACCCTATAGCTAAAAGACAGCAAGACAATATAGAAATGAAAGCAGCAGCAGATAAACAGAATAATGAAGACATAGCTAAAAGACAACAAAACGAACAAGAGATGCAAAGAGTAACTGATGCTCTTAAAACAGCAGGTATAAACGCATCAGACAAACAAAGATTCGATAATGACATGGAACTATTATTATTGGAACAAGAATTTATAGAAGCTAATGCTAAAGAAAGAGATAGACAAATGTTACAAGACCATCAGCTTCAAATGGATTACTTACAAGCAAAGATAGATAACGCAAACAGAAACACACCAAGCCAGTTAAGCTTTGGTTTATTATAATTAACTAATGGGGGTCATACAAAATGACTGAACAAAACAATGATGCAAACACTAGTGAACATCCAAACGAGACTATTGAACACATGGAAAAACAAAGCAAGGAAGCTGAAGGGCTTGTGGATAGATTGGAAAGAGCTAATGCAAAAAGGGAAGAACTTCAAAAGAAAGATGATGAGATGCTTAGACGGGAAGAAAATCTAAATGTACAAAGACAGCTAGGCGGTAATTCTGAAGCAGGACATATACCTGCAACACCTCCAGAGGAAACAGCAGAAGAATATTCTAAGAGAATTATGAAAGGAGAACTTAAAGATGACGAAGGTAAATATTGATGGAAAGGAAGTAGCAGAGCTAGGCACACCTGAACAAGCAGCTTGGACTCAAATTAAAACTGCTTCAGAAACAGAATTACAGCAAATGAAGCGTGGAATAATCATTCTTGAAAGCAATATCAGATTAGCCAAAAGTATGATAGAAAAAGAAAAGCTTAAATAGATAAGAGTCATACCAAATGGTATGGCTTTAGAAGCAACCTTAGTATTTGAAACAGAACTACCCTTACCTTTTACTGTTAACAATGCAACCAATGTTCTAAAAGGTACAGTTATGAAAATGGCTGATCTTATGACTGCAGCACCGAGTGATGGAGATGCAGATATTGTAGCAGGAATTCTTCACGGCGAAAAGACTGCTAGTGATGGGAAGACCAAAGCAGCAGTTTATAGAGGCGGAATATTCAAAATGACTGCAGGTGGATCAATCACTGTAGGAGACGCATTAATTACTAACGCATCATCAGGAGCAGCTAACGAAGTAATAACTGCAGGTGTAAATGCAGAAAACATTCTAGGTATAGCTTTAGAAACAGCAACAGATACACAAACATTATTAGTAATGTTAGGTCCAAGAACAATCAATGTAGCATAATTATATTAAAATGGCAGATTCAAGCGGAGAAGCAGACATCAGGGGAATTAACATAGATAAATTAGTAAAAGGATTTGCTGATGAACAATATGTATTCAAGAACTTTGTAACAGTTTCTAAGACTTCTGCTAGAGAAATTAGATGGTATCAAAAAGGTGTTAGTTATAACGCTAATATATCAGCTCCAACAACCACAGGAATTACAACATCAGGTATAGCAAATACTTCTTTCGGTTCACTACCTATAGTAGCAGAACAAAAATGGACAAGAAATACTTCTCATGTAAGAAAATACTTCGTTGAGTCCCCTTGGATTACAATTGAAGATATTAACGATTCAGATGTAGATGTACTAGCTACCAATGTAAGAGATTTAGTAAGAGCAGTAGCATCACAAGTTGATCAAAGAATATACAACATTATTACAGAATCACAATCTCCAAGTCTTATTAACACAGCAGGAGCTTCAGGTACAGGATGGGATGATGCAACAAATGGTAACCCTATTGCAGACATTCTAACAGGTACTCAAAACATTAGAAGTAATGGTTATGATACTTCTAACTATGTTATAGCTATGGATAGCTTAGCACACAAACAATTAATGGTTTTCTTAATCACAACTAAAGGTTCAAGCATTCCTAACTTCTCTAGTGAGCAAGTTAACAAGAGTGTAGTAATGAATCTATTAGGTGGTAGTGTATTAGTTTCTGAAAATGTAGTTACTGATAGTGTAGCCTTATGGATACCTAACAGAGCAGCAAGTTGGAAATCATTCATGCCTATGATGTCAGCAATTAAAACTGAAGAAGGTATTGGAAAGAAAATAAGAGTATGGGAAGAAGGAGAAGCTATCTTAACTGATCCTAAAGCGGTTCATTTGATTACAGATACAACCACATAATGACAATAGTAACCGCCCAAAGACTATACGATTTCTATATTAAGACTAAACAATTAGATAGAGCTGAAGAAATGGCAGCAAGAAGACCAGTAAAAAAGGAAACTTTAAATAATTCTAAGAAGACTAAAACTGTATGACTATAACAAGTTCGCCAGTTACTAGAAATGAGAAAGAAGTTAAGACTAAATATCCTATAGTTAAAGGTGGTACAGCAGGTACAACTAAACAAACAGGTACACAAATGAACCTAGTAGCTACACAAGGAAGTAATGTCTTAAAAAGTTCTAGAGTTGGTATTTAATGGGAAGACCAAATAAGACTAATAGTTTAATCAGAAAACATACTAGTCAATCTGAAGAAAGAACAGCTATTGGTACTGAAATCTATTTACCTAATCATTCAGGCGTAACTAGATCTGTTCAAGATGGAGTTGTGAAAATTGCTTTAGCCGACTTAACAGATACGGGCGGAATAACT